GCAGATAAATTTAATAAATTAGCTACAGGCGAAATAAATCGTTTGATAGTAAACATGCCACCAAGACACACAAAATCTGAGTTTGCCTCATACTTACTTCCGGCTTGGATGGTGGGCCGTGATCCAAAGCTCAAGATCATACAGGCAACGCACACCGGAGAACTGGCTGTTAGATTCGGACGTAAAGCAAAGAACCTAATTGATAGTGAAGACTACGGCAAGATTTTTCAAACAAGATTACAAGAAGATAGTAAAGCAGCCGGACGTTGGGAGACAGCACAAGGTGGTGAATACTTCGCAGCTGGTGTGGGTGGTGCGATCACTGGACGGGGTGCAGATTTATTAATCATTGACGACCCACATAGTGAGCAAGATGCAATGTCGCCTACAGCATTAGAGTCTGCTTACGAGTGGTACACATCAGGTCCACGTCAGCGTTTGCAACCTGGTGGTAAAATTATTTTAGTTATGACTAGATGGAGTAACAAGGATCTAACAGGAAAGTTGATACAGAATCAAAAAGAACCTAAAGCTGATCAGTGGCACGTGGTCGAGTTTCCAGCAATCATGGACCACGGATCAAAGAACCAAAAACCAGTTTGGCCAGAATATTGGAAGTTAGATGAGTTAGAGAAAGTTCAAGCAACACTGCCCACGGGCAAATGGAATGCGCAGTGGATGCAAAACCCAACAGCAGAAGAGGGAGCTATATTAAAACGTGAGTGGTGGATGAAGTACACTGATGAGAACATTCCACATCTACATCATGTAATACAATCTTACGATACCGCATTTTTAAAAAAAGAAACAGCAGACTACTCAGCTATCACTACATGGGGTATATTTTATCCAAATGAGGATAGTCCTGCTAATTTAATCTTACTCGATGCTATCAAAGGACGTTATGAGTTTCCAGAACTAAGACGTTTAGCGTTAGAACAATACAGTTATTGGCAGCCAGAATCGGTTATTGTTGAAGCAAAAGCATCAGGATTGCCTCTGACATACGAGCTTAGACAGATGGATATACCGGTTGTTAACTTTACACCGAGCAAAGGCAATGACAAGCATGCCCGTGTAAATGCAGTTGCACCTTTGTTTGAATCTGGTATGATATGGGCACCTGAGCAGAAATTTGCAGACGACGTCATTGAAGAGTGTGCTGCGTTTCCTTATGGTGATCATGACGATCTTGTGGACTCAACCACACAAGCTATCATGCGATTTAGACAGGGCGGTCTAATCGGTCACCCTGAAGATTATGTCGATGAAAAAATCGGCGAACGTAAAAGGAATTATTATTAATATGGGCATAATTACAAAAGGCATGGGCGCTATAATGAAAGCGAAGATGAAAAAAGCTTTCGTCAAAAAGCCAACTTTTCCAGGTCCAAATGCCACAAATATTTTAAACAGAAAAATAAAGAAAATAAAAACAGGTCCAGGATTTAGAGGACAAGACGTTGTTGAAAGTGCTCTAAGAATGCGTAAAGGCAAACCTGGTAAAAGTCCCATTGAATTATATGCAAGAATTAATAGAGCAGCTTTAAGAGATCAAGCAAAATCCGCAAAGATGCCAAAAGAATATAAAAAGGTAAAATAATGAAAGCAGTTTATCAGTGGGTATTGCGAACAATGATGAAGGCAAAAGGTGAAACTGGAATCGTTCAGACAATGCCTAAAAAAGATCTTATAGAAATGAACGCACAGATTACTGCACAACGATTAATGCAGAATGGAGTTGATCCACAATCATTAAAAAATGCTGATCAGGTAGAGAACGCAATTATCTCAATAGAAAACAAACAAAAAGCAAACTTAGCAGAAAATATTAGAGGTGGAATTGGCAATACAAAAACTGCAAAAGTATTTAACACAGCAGGTGAAGAATTAGATCCTAGTAAACCAATTATAGGTGGCACTCAAGAAGGTAAAAAAATAAATCAAGATTTTTTTATAAGAGATGCTGAAATTAAAACAAGATTAGAAAAACAAAACAAAGAAAATGTTGCTAAAATTAGACAAAGAATGGTTGACGAGGCAATCGACAATTCTTCACCAGGATTTGCAGGAGATATAAAATATGATGCACAACTTGTTGCAGATGATTTAGCAGAACGAATGGGTAAANCTTTTGATGATCTTTCTCAAAAAGAACAAATAGATTTATATGATCAAGCCTATCAAGGTTTATCAAAACAAAGATTTAAAAATAGAAAAAAACCAAGCGACCCTGATGATCAAGAATCTAGTTACGATGATGGACCAGCGGACTTTGATCCAGACGCAGATAACGAAACATTTGCAAAAGGTGGTATAGCACGTCTTGGTTTTAAAGACGGTATGAACAGAAGAACTTTCTTAAAAATACTTGGTGGTATGGCAGCTGTTCCTATCGTTGGTAAGTTTTTTAAATTAGCTAAAGTAGGTCAAACAGTTAAAAAAGTTCCAATGATTAAAACTGGAGATGTACCAGGTAAACCAGAATGGTTTGATGCGTTAATTAACAAGGTTATTACAGAAGGTGATGATGTAACTAAGAAATTTGCAACTAAAGACAGAGAAATTGTACACATGAAAGTTTTAGACAAAGGCACAGGTGGTAAAGAATTTCCTCCAGGAAACCCTGGAGCTGATGATACTTCTATAATGGTAACACAAGATTTGGATGCAGGAGCTATCAGAGTTGAATACAGAAATCCAGAAAACGTTTATGGAGATCCAGTTCAACTACAATACAAAAAACCATTACCTGATGAAGGAGCACCAAGACCAGCAGCTGAGTTTGATACTGCAGAGTCAGGTCCAGTTGGAAGAGCTACAGGTCCTGATGATTATGAAATAGAATTAGATGAAGTTGGTGGCACAAGTATTAGTGACTTAACATCCGATGTTTCTAAATTAAAAGAATATGCAACAGGTAAAAAACCTACCATGAAAGAGATTATCCAAAACAAAAAAAGAAGAGATCGAGCTAAAAATATTTCAGAAGGTGGAGAAAGTGAAATGGACGAAGTCATTAGAAGACAAGGTGAGTTTATACAATTTGAAGATATAGATCCAAATTTCGCATCAGGCGGTATCGCTAGAATGTTAGGAGAGTAATGAACCCAAAAGAATACAAACAGATGATGGACTACCTGACTCGATCAGGTATTAAAGATCAGGTTAAATTTGCATCAGATATTTCAAAGCCAGTAGATAAATTTGAAGTTCAACAGATAAAATTATTTAACGAGTTTAACAAACGCAACCCAATGGCCGGGGGTGGTATGTTAGTGCAACCAGGTTTTGGTGGCACGAGGCAAGGGTATAGAAGTGACAAAGCGATTAAAGCTGCACAACAAGCAGGAAACGTTGCAAAGCAAAAAGCAAGATTTGATAAGATTGGTAAAGCTTTTATAAAGCAAGATTATAATGCTTTAAAAACTTTAACAAGACCAGCCAGAATAGCAGCAGGAGCTAAAGACGCTGGAGGTATTCTTAATCAAGCAGACACCCTTTTATTAAATAATGTTATTTTTGGAAATGATGTAAAGGCACAAAATGCGTTAGCTAAACAATTAGGAATTAATCGTAAGTATATGATTGATACTTATAAAGAGGCTTTTGAGTTTACAAAAGCTGGTAAATCTAAAAAACAATCAGAACTTCAATTAAAAAGATTAGAAACACAAAAAAATTTATTTGATGAGATATTAGAAAACTCAAATGCCACTGTAAAATCAATGGCTAAAAAATTTAACAAAACTGAAAAAGAAATTGTAAAACAATCAAGTCTATTATTAAAAAATGTTTATGATCAAAATGTAGTCATAGGAAAAGGAGAATTTCGTGACAGACCACTAAAGTCATGGTTACCTGATGATTTTAATACTACAGATGACTTTTTAGATAATTTTTCAAATATAAAAGGTTTAAAAAAAGTTCAACAAGAAAATATAGGAACTTTAATTAGAGATGCATTTGGTAAAGGACAAAATCCTAAAAAATATGCACAAGCTTTAACAGCTCTATCTGAATATAATAAACTAGTAAATTCTTTGCCTAAAGGACTTAAATTAAATTTAGATCATCCTTTGTCAAAAGCATTTTTAAAAGGCTCAAATGTTCCGGCAGATCAACTTTTAAATGTTACGCCTATAAGTTCTGATTATAACAGAGGATTTAAAGCAAAATTAGATACGGCTTATAAAAACGCTTTGTTAAATCCTAATAAAGATAAAAAACTTATTAAAACCATAGAAAATTTTGCCGATACAATTGGAGTCAACATAGGAAAAGGGTCAACTAAAAAATTTGATTTTGGAACTGCTAATATTGCTAAAAAAACTAAAGCAGATTTTGCAGCTGAACTAACTCAAAATTTAAGAGAACAACAACTTGCTAGAGAAAACTTATTAAAGTTTCAAAAAACAAAAGAAGGCAAAGATATAATAAAACAAATTTTTCCAAAAGGGCAAAAAATACAAATACCAAAAACAAATACAAAAGGTCTTGCTGCTTTTATGAAAAGAGAGTTTCCTGAAATACCTTGTAAATTATCTAAAGGCACAAGTTGTAACAATGCACAAGCATATCAAAATGCTGTGGATAATTTAACACAAAAAGCAGCACAAGGAGATCAAGCTGCAAAAACTACACTTTCAAAGTTTGGTAATAAAGTTGCTACAGCAGGTAGATTTATAAAAGGTGCACTAGGTCCATTAGCGATTGCAAGTGAAATTGCAATAGAGGGTGGTATTGCATTAAATCAAACTTTAAATAAAGGTGTTCCTATTAAACAAGCGTTTGCTGATTCTTTAACAAATAAATATTTATTGGGACCAAAATTACAAATTGATAAAGAAGCAGAGATTGCAAAAGAGATGGCTAAAGGTGAAGAATTTGCAATGGCAGAACGTGGTAGAAGAATGTTCTTACCAGAGGGAGCGCCTAGAGAAGGTCAGTTAAGTGTTCCTGAAGAAAGAAGATTAAAGGAAAGAGAAAGGGAAAGAGAAGCATTAAACCCCGACTTATTTTTTGCAAATCCAAGTAATCAAGAGATAGATCAGATTTTAAAAAACCAAGGAGTATTTAGTCCATTTACTTTAGGGTTTGGTATGCAGCAAACACAACCTGGTATTGGTGATACAAAATACAACGAAGATGCAGCGTATCAAGAGATACGTGATATTATAAATAAAAATATTGACGAGAGAATACAATCACAACAAATGCAAAATATTGCAGATGCAGGTGGGATTGCTAATCTAGCAGGCGGTGGTATTGCTAAATTAGCTGGTGTATCATCAGGCCCACCACCAGAATCAGGACCAAACTCACAAGGGTTGCAAGGTCTAATGAAACGTGTTAGGAATAGATAGGAGTATTAAATGGCAGAAATAGACAAAGGACTCCCGAACACTAGAAACAAAGAAGAGATCCCTTCACAAGAAGAGATCCAAGATGTTGCTGTTCAGGAACCAGTAGAAGAAAAAGGACCGATCGAGGTTATCCCAGAAGAAGACGGTGGTGTAACATTAGATTACGAACCAGGTGCAATTAATGTACCAGGAACAGAAAATCATTTTGATAATCTAGCAGAACTTTTACCAGATGATGTTTTAGAACCAATTGGTTCTGAGATGACACAA